TCTTATGGGGCGCCGACGATCTATGAGAAGGGGATGGCCAAACTTACCATAGGCAAATATTGCTCCATTGCTAGTGGTGTGCAGATTGCCCTTGGCGACCACCGGCTAGATACTCACACTACATACCCGTTTCGGACGCTATCTCGGTTTTGGGAGAACGTCCCGAAAGACGCGACCGACCACGCTACAAAGGGAAATGTTTCCATAGGTAGCGACGTCTGGATTGGGGCCGGAGCGTTCATAGGATCGGGCGTCACTATAGGCGATGGAGCCGTTGTCGCGGCGCAGTCAGTTGTCGTTAAAGACGTGGACCCATACGCCATTGTCGGCGGAAATCCCGCAAAACTTATCAAACATCGTTTCGAGGAGACAGTTGTCGAGGAACTTCTAAAGCTGGCCTGGTGGGATCTGACTGACGATGAAGTTGAGTCTCTTATCCCACACCTAATATCCACCGACACGAGCGCTTTTTTGTGGCAACTTCGCTCCGTTCGAGGGCGGATCGGTTAAGTTATCCGGACGAGTTAAAAACTAAAGCCCCCTCGGAGACCTGCGCCCCCATTATTCGGATACAGTATCGGGCGCAGGGCATTCGCGACTTGTGGAGCAATCTCATTGATGTTCGCGACGCCGAGCGGGTGGATACCGTCGACGCTTTCCGCGGTATTGAAGAACCCCGTCGTATCAATGAGACGCACAAACCCTGGGTTAGTGCATAGGGCTGCCGCCGCCTGACACGCCGACCACTGCGCACCAGAGAACGGTCGCATGACAGCTATTTGCGCCAATGGGCAGTATGACTGCAGCCCGTTTAGCAGCGTCACGTAGGCTGCCTGGAAGACCGCGGGGTCAGATGTACTGTCATTGGTGCCAATATTTATGACTATCAAATCGGGAGGCGGAGAGAATATCCGCGCCTGACCTGCCCAAAGGAAGTTGTATGTACTTGGCGTAGCCGGCACTCCACCCACGCCTGCATGCGTAAGACCAGTTCCTCCAAAGCCAACCACGCCGACTTCTGCCCCCAGAAGTTTCGCCTGCATATACGCCCAACCCAGAGCCCCATCCGAGCCGAAGGTATCCGCACCCCCAGCCGCATTGGAGTTAACCGTGTGGTAACCCTCCGTAATGGAGTCTCCAATAAATAGAACATTCCCTTTGGCAATTTGCGGTACAGTAACGGCGCCTACGGCCGATAGCTGCATGCCCGTGAACGTTACGGCCGCGGACTGCGGAGACCAGCGAGACACGAACTCACTAGTGGACTTCACGACCACCTCGATCGTGTGAAACGGCCACGCCGTCGTGGTGGACGGCATCGTGAGCGGGACCTGCGCTGCGACGACGTACATGACAGGCGGCTGCCCATCGATGCTTACCCAAATCTGTGGCAGTGGCGCCGCGTCAGCTGCGACGTTAAATAGTAGAGTGCAGCTAGTTCCTACGAATTTTCGACGGAAATACTGGCCAGCGTTGATGGTCTGCGCCGACCCAGACTGCACCAGCCATCCGTATGGCGAGTAGTAGATGTAGGCGTCGCTCGGATCAATCGTTGCCGGTGCGGCTGCAACCGTGATGGCTGCGCTTGTGGCGAGTGCGCTGCCGCCCGTTGCGAAGGCATATATGCCAACTGTATAAGAGCCCGTCGAGAGTGGCGTTAGGACCGGCAGAATTGAGCCAACGAAAGCAATTCTTGATCCTTCCTCCGACCCGTTGACGCTCAGGCTGGCGTAGGCCTGGGCCGTTGTCGGCGTTGTGGTAGTGGTGAACCCATTGATGAGCGCACCGGCATAGATAGAGGTGGGACCCCCTACTGGAGTGGCGGCTGCCGTTATTATCGCTAGGTCGAGATGGTAGACCACGGTAAGGCCGGTCTCATTTCCGACATAGGCAGATGTGGGGGGCGTAAACCCAGCAAGATACTTGTTGGTGGACCAGATGGCCACCTCATCGACGTCCTGGCCGACTGCTGCGAACTGATAGCTAAGCGATCCACCGTAGTTTCCGACTGCAAAGTGCCCATTCGCCGTTCCGGATGCGAATATGCAGCTCGGAGCAACTACAGAGCTACCAAAGGACACGCCGTCAAGGTAGACACCGGTTACGCCTGTGGCAGTAACCGACACCGCCACATGGTGCCAATTTCCGCCGGTAACAACGCCCGCAGAAGTGAATGTGTTCTGCAGGGCGACGGACCCGATGACAACTTCAAGCTGCCCGCCTGTGGTGACACCCGCCCAGCCAAGACCGTTTTGCCCAAGGATAACGGATAGCGCTGAGGGCGCCTGTCCTATTTTAAACCAGGCCTCGAACGTAAACGGATATCCAGTGATGACTCCGAATGGAGCGTAGCCGTAGCCACCGTTGAGCGCCGACGCGCCGAATTTCTGCCCAGATGTGTCAAATGACGGGGTGGTGTACACAATGGTAGTTGACGAAGAAACGGCAAACTGCGCGCTAGCGGACAGCGCCACGCCGCCGGTAGCTGCAGCGTATATAGCAACGCTATAGTTCCCGGTCGACTGCGGAACTAGATTCGGCAGAGCCGAGCCACTGAACTGAACCCTCGTACCCTCATCCGCGCCATTGAGGTTGAGGACGGCGTACGCCGTTCCCGTAGTCGGGGTGAGCGTCAGGGTTCCGCTAACTGGCCCACCGATATAAGAGCCGCCGATAGGCACGCCGACAGGCGTAGTCGCAGCAGTGGCCGCAACGGGATCAAACGGGAATACCGCGATGAGCCCACTTTCAGTTCCGATATAAGCGGAAGCCGGAGGTGTAAAGTTTGCGGTGTATTTGTTTGTTGACCAAACCGCAGCTTCATCAACCTCATAGCCAACGGCCGCGAACTGGAACCCCGTGGTTATCGATGAGCCATAGTTTCCGACCGCCAGTTGACCCTGGCCCGTCGACACCGTGAAAGAGCATGTGGGAGCGGTCGTCGAACTACCGAACGACACGCCATCAAGAAACGCTCCGGTGATCCCAGTGGACGTAACAGATACGGCGATGTGATGCCAATTGCCATCGGCAACGCTTGCCGATGTTGCGAGCGTCTGAACCGTGCCGCTGCCTACGACTGCCTGCACCAATCCGGCTGTTGTCATTGACAGATACGCGCAATGCGCCTGCCCCATGATGACCTTTAGCGCGCTTGGTGCGGCTGATGCCTTTACCCAACACTCTAGAGTGAACGGATAGCCGGCGATGGTCCCGCCCGGTATCGTAGCGTATCCGCCATTGATGGCACCCGTCCCGAACTTGGGGGTGCTCGTGTCGAAGTTTACGCTGGTATAGGTTATGGTCGCGACAGTCATGTCATCAAATCCAGCGGAACAGCGGAGAGCCGACGACCGCCGTAACGTAGATCATCTGACCGCCCGCAAGACGCTCGTCCCAGTTTCCCGCAATCGTGCCAACCGGGGTTGTGAAGGTCGCGGCGGGTGCAGAACTAGGCTGCGAGCTGGCAACCGTAAATGTCACCGAAGCGCCGGCCGGAAGATACAGTCGAGCCCCCTGAGAGTTGGTAGGAGGGCTGCCGAGCACCGTTCCATTAGTTGTGCCGGACGGAACTGCCGTCAGTGCGCCGAGGCCGGTAGGAACGGGCCGCACGGACAGAATGCCGGTCAGCGCAGTCCATATGGCCTTGAGCGCCCCGACGATCGAGGACGAACCAGAGCCGCCCCAGGCTGCGTCTGCGGGGGTGCCGAGGGCTGTGGCGGATAGTTCGGACTGGGCGAGGGCAGCGGCGCTGTTGGTGTCCGACGTAGGAAGTGGGTTGCCAACCTCGACCGGCCCACCATTGGTGCGCACCGCCATCTGTGGCGTGGTGTATCCAGAGGCATCTACGGTGATCTGCGCAGAGGCCTGCGCCCCGACGCCGTTCCTAACGGACCAGGTTGATGGATTATCAGCGGCCATGTGCGATGCGCCTTACAGGTAGTAATAAGCTGCGGAATTGTCTGGATTGCTGAAGTCGGCGAACCACGGGACGCCCACGCCTTGTGGAAGAAGGCCAGCGCAGGGGAACGCGATGTCGAATGTGATGCTGTCGGCGCCGAGCAAGCCGCTGAGCGTGACGGTGACTGAGTAGGCAACGCCGGACGTGCCGCCGATGAAGTGGATGCCAGCTTGGAGGTTGTCTGCTGACTTCGTGACTGCGAGGATCGACATCGTGCCGTCGCCGCCAGAGAACGCGACGTTGGTGGTTGTTAAACTGCCAAGCACATCGCCGATGTCCGTGCACCACCCCGTCGCATCCACCCACCACCAGTCAACGTCGAGCGGGTGCTTGGCGGGCCAGCGAAAGGGGACGACCGCCGAGATGCCGCGCGTCGCCAGCATCTGCGCGCCGCTGTAGATCCGCACGACGCGGACGGCTGAGGGGATCGGGATTGTCATGGTCTCTCCGGCCCGCGTTAGACGGTGGTGGTCTGTCCGATCTGCATCGTACCGGTCGGGTCAGCGCGCGCCTCGGTTCCGGTCGGCGGCGACCATGCGGTCGTGTCGCCGTCCCACAGGACGATGTTCACGACCTGCCCAACCGTGGCCGTGATGCCGTAATAGTCGCCAACGGCGGTCGCGATGATGGCGTACGGTTGAGTTGTCACAGCGCCGAGTACTCCCAGATTTCGATATAGCCCTGCGAGCCAGCACCGCCCGTGACGTTCCCACTGCTCGGGGGAGCAGCCCCGCCACCACCGCCGGCACCGAAGCCCTGCGCTGAACCGCCGTTGCCGCTGTTGGTGTTCAGGCCGCCGCCGCCGAGAGGAGAACTTGCGCCCTGGCCGCTTACGACGGAGCCGGAGAACAACAACCCAACAGGACCTGGGGCGCCGCTCGATGACATGCCCACGTAGAGGGAATTGGAGATGGTCGGGGACCCGCCCGGAGGAGCCTGCGCCGACACGTCGAAGGTGACGCTGGTGTTGTCCTGCTTGACCGCCGCCACACCGCCACCGGGGCACGAGATGCTGAATGCTGACGCCACGAGACTGGTCGTTCCGCCGGCATTTCCCGCGCCGGTCGATGCGCCACCACCCGCACCAATCGTGACCGCGGCAGTCGCGGTCGAGGTTACGTCAAACCAAACATCCTGCGCGCAAGAGCCGGTCGCGCCGCCAGAGGCGGTCGAGCAGACGCTGGAGGATGTGGCGAGCGATCCGCCCCCAGACGAACCGCCGCCGATGATGCGCTTGACGCAGATCGCCGTGGTTCCTGCACCCTTGGTCCAGGTGCCGTTGGCCGTGAAGGGCACGATGCGGAGAAGGCGCCCTGGGTTGACCGTGGCGATCTTCACGGCGATTGCCGCAGTAAGTTGCGCGCGATTGGTCTTGTCGAGGGTAATGCCAGCGTTAGTTATGACGCCCGCGATTTCTTCCTGAACGGCATTCGCCCAATCCTGATCGACGACCGTCGCGGGCACGACGCCGGGCGATCCATTCGTGAAGAAACCGTTGGGATTTGGGCCAACAGCGGCCGGCGTCGGAAGCGATGTCGCCGCCGTCGAATTGTCAATGCGATACATGCGCTCGCCTTAGCTGGAGTAACTGAAGATGACTGTGGTATGTGCCGGCGCGAGACGTTGAAGTTCGCACTGAAGAACCGTGTTCCCGATGACGGTCACTAGCGGCTCGCCGACCGTGCTTTCGCCTACGGTAAAGTATTCGACGGTGATGGGCGGCGCGTTTACCTGCCAGGCGAAGGCCCAGGCGACGCCGTAAAGCGGAGTGCCTACTGTGCTGGTGCCGACCCGAAATGGGGAGAACTGATCGATGGTGATGTCGTAGCCGAGTGTGGCGGCGAAGTTCACGAAGTAGGCGATACTTTGGCCACCGCCAGCGACGAAACGGGCCGTTACCTGTGCCTGACGCAGTGCAATCGTGGGCGACTCCCCAGCGCACGGGTCCGGCAGCCCCAGGGACGCTTCCCACTCCGGCAGAAGCTCGTCAGCGGTAGACGGGAAGGCATCGGTGAGGAGGTTCGTGGCGCGCTGGTAAGCGCGGAATGGGGTCGGGGCTAGAGATGCAAGGGACTGCTGGACCACGGTTGCCGCGTCGGGTGGCCATGCGCGCCCAGTCGGGGCGAGCTTTGCCAGCGTAGCCTCATAATCGGCTACGACGTAGGACGGTGCTGCCATCGGTTAGGGCCACGAGCAAGTGCCAAGTGTGGGGAGTTGCCCAGCACTCGGAGAAATCGGAGACGTCGGAGAATTCACAACAAATCGGCCGATTCCAGATACCGCAGTCAGCGCGGCATACCAGTCAGATGGATCAATCGGGTCCCATGCATCACCGGTCGTCGGGTCGGTCGTGCCACCGACATTGCCAAGGCGAAGAAACATATCGGTAAGAGCGGCTTCGGCGCCTGCCTGCACTGCCGCAGTATTGTTGACCAGTGTAATAGAGAAATTCGTGGGCATTGCCGTAGGGGCAGTGGCATAGACGAGTGCCGTGACGGGCTGCACATCATAGATCGCATTGGCGACCGTCAGTTGATCGCCAGTCGCTGCCGCATCTCGTGGCTCGTTCGTCGCGACGCCGTTTGTGCCCTGCGGAAATCCAGCAAAGGCAGATTCCGCGTCGTCCATCATAAAGAAAACGGAAACAGTGCCAGCGCCCATCTGGTTAGGGGCAACCCAGGCGCGCGTGACGCCGGAAACGGCCTCAGCCCACTGAACATAGTCGGCCCGGTCTCCGCCCTGCGGTGGCGCCGCATAGGCGAGCAGCATCCGCGTCCGAAGATCGTCGTCCGTTTCTTGGTCCGTGCCGGGAGTCACTGGCGTGCCGGTTCCGGTCGGGGGGATGCCGTCAATCGGAGACGCGATCGTGAGCGTAGCACCAGACACGATAGTGCCGGCAGAACCAGCAACGGATGCGACAATTGGCGCAGAAATTGCGCCGCCGGAGACCGTCTCTGCTGCGGTCGTCGTGTAGACGGCCCCATCCCCGCGCGTGATGATAGTAGCGGCCGGCAGAACGGTCCCATTCGTAGCGCCAGAGGCGATGTTGAAGGTGGCCGTAGCTGCCGTGGCATCCTTCTGATAAACGGCCTTGAGCGCGGCCCAGCCATAGAGGTATTCATCCTCCGCGGTCCACGGCACGAACATTTTCGAAAGCCAGTCGACGTAGCCATACTCGCCGTAGGTGAGACCGGCCAAAACAGTCGGCAAAACGCGCAAGACCGCCTTCTGTAGAAGGCCGACTAGGATGTTGCTTGTCTGCGGATCGGTGATCTGTGCGTCGACGACATCCTGCGTAGCCTGATTGATTAGGTCATCAAGAGAAGGTCTGGAATAAGGCATTTAGAACGTACTCCAGACCCAAGAATATCTATTCACGGTGCCGTCTGGCTGCGTGATGACAATATAAACGCCGAGATTGGTCTGCGAATACCAAGAGGCAGCCGCAGTCACTGTCTGGGCAACACCGTCGTCGATGAGCCATTGAAGCGCCGCTGTGCAGTAGCCCTCAGCGCGCCGGAGAACTTCGACGCCATCGCTTTTGATGGCGCGCTCCAGCGTCCAGAGCAGCGATCCCGTAGGAGTTGACGAATAGGTGTCGCCCCACCAGCCCCGGCGATCCTTCGAGTAGATATTGAGACTGTCGGGCGCGCGCGCATCAGTGAATAGGCTGAGGAGAACAGCGGTCTCTAGGTCATCGGTCGTGTCGAGATCGTCGATCGCGACTGACCAGTCGCAATATCCGGTCTTTTCATTCCAGACTAAGCGGATGTCTGCCATTTATGTGCCTGGCACCGGAGGTCCGGAGTTGCCGCTGCCGCCAGCATCGCTATGCGTATGCGTGGCGAGTCCGACCTGCGCCGCGCCGACGTTAGCTATGACGTTCTGCAAAGACTTGATGACGCCACTGAAGGAGGCGCCAGTCCCGCCCTCAGAGCTTCCAGCGATCTCGTTGTCTACCGTGACTACGCCAGTGCAAGAGGTGATGGTCACTCCTCCCGCCCCAGTCACGAAGCTATTGCCCCATTTGTCGGTGAAGTTGAATCCGGATGCCCCACTCGTTATCGAGTTCATAAACTTGTCGGTCCATGCAATGCCGTCGCGTTGAATGTGGACAGACTGAACTTGGTCATCATGGATCGCACTCTCCCCTTCCGCGAGCGGAAACTGGTAGCGCTGATCGTTAGATGCGACTGCGACCGTTTTGCCCGGATCATGTGCCATGGCGACCGTCGTATAGTCGCAACTCGCATGAGGTCGGCTAGCGAAGCCATAATGCTGCATCAAAGGAACGCCATCGGCAGTGTTCCCGAGCGTGGGGAATTTCATCTGCACCGAGCGGATTTTTCCGCCATCCGTCGCTGGGGTTGTGCCTCGCCCAAGCCCGATAGCCTGGATTGTCCTGCGGAGGAGGCTCATGAGGCTAGCGCTTCGAAGGAGACTGGCATGAAATTCGGATCGGCGGGGTTAGCTCGGGCAACCAGATCGTCGGCGCGGCTCGCGTCGGCATAGAGGCGATAGGCCATGACAAGGGCCGGCATCGGCGCGGGGCTCGTCACGACGACGATCGACGGTAGCGATCCGGCCTTGGTCGTCAAATCGTTCGATACCTGAAAACGCAGCGCGCGGAACGCGTTGTAGGTCGCCGTCGCGCCTTGATCGGCCGCGATGATGATCTCTGAATCCAGAAGAGAGGTAATCTGCGCCCGCATCGAGACCGCATCCTGATAGGAGGACGGCGCGTAGTTCGATGAGGCGCGGCACAGCGATATCAGTGCAGCGCGACGGCAGGCTGCCGCCGTGTAAGTCGGATCCTCCGCAGGAGAATAGGTGGCAAGTTCGGTCAGGAGGCGGATCTGGACGGCTGGATCAGTCGCCGTGGCGCGGATCGCTTCGGTTAGCGTGACCAGGCCAGCGAAGAGGTTGGCGGCTGCCGTTGTCAGCGCCGTCGTGGTGCTGCCGCTCATATCAAGCCTGCCAAGGAATAAGCCGCTGTTGAGGCGGTTGCGATCACGGTGCGCGCCGACGTGACATCTGAGAGCACAGAGGCCACCGTTGAGGACGAGTTCTGGCTACCCGATAGGTTGCCGTTGCTATAGCGCCCGTAGTTCCCGACGACGCCGCTCACCGCACTGGTGACGAGCGCTGCATCGCCCGCAACCTTTGTCGCAGTGTCAATGAACCCAGCGACCGCGGCAGTCGATGCGCCCGTCAAGCCAGCCACCGTCGCGGCGAATGAGCCACCGGTCGCGCTAACTAAGGCAAGCGCTGCGCCATAGTCGCCAGATGCAACGAGGGCGGCCACGTCAGCCGCATTCCCGATGGCAGAGAGCGCATCGGTGACGGCGCTCGGAAAGATCGCGGAAGTCGCGCCGCGCACGAATTGGAATTGAAGCTCGACGACACCGCCTCGCTCCCAGGAGATGAAGGAGGAGAAGCGGGTCAGCGTAACGGTGATGGCGCCAAGGGTCGGGTGAATGAGGATGCCGGGTCCCTTGACCCCGCACACCGCATGCATCGCGTCTTCTTGCGCCGTACAGTCATCCCCGACCAAAAAGCCGTGGATGCGGAAGTCGCGGGCGGCAAGGCCCATATCCTCGGGCCACACGTCATCACGGAAGGGGTATTCGTGAACGGCAACCTTCCGGCCGCCAGATCGCTCCGAATCAAAGACCCCAAATGGGACGCCCTGCCAGGAAGCGGTCTGCAGGTAATCTAGCCAGCTCATGGCGCCCCTCAAATAGAAACGGCACCCGAAGGTGCCGTTGGTGGT